CGCCAATAAAGAGCACTATCACCAGCAGTAAAATTAACAACTAATTTATAATTGGTATAAGTTGCACTAAAAGTATTATTAGGTAATGAAACGGAACTTACTGCACTAAAACTAGTTGTATTCAGTAATACCATTCCGGCTTTTTTTGTGCCAAGGGCTGTGTTAAGTGATGTATCAATTGCTGATCCAAGTGTGCGAATTGCACTCGCTCCATCTTTAACGAGCGAACTGTCATCCGGCGTAGTCCAACCATAATTCGAGGTAGTGGCCATGTGTTAATTGACTCCTAATAAGGCATCTTGCCATTGTAGTGATGGATCTATTGTACTCCAGATTTCACCGGCAAATACATCTTGCCACGCCACTGGAACTGCTGAGAATGTAAAGTCTGACACATTCAAAGTCAATCGTGCAGTGAACCTGTCAATATCCCATTCCCACCCTTCCACATAACCAAAAAATTGATTTGGGTATAGAAGTGCAGGAAAATCTGTAACTGATACCGGCATACCAAAGAATACACCAACCAGCGAATTAAGCAATGATGATGTCATAGTCGGGGCATCAATCTGTATTTGAATGCCCTGGATAACTGGTTGAGGATAAGCATTCAAAAGCACTAGACGATCTGCCAAAGTTTCAGCATCTGTTTGATTCTTTAAGAATGTTTGAACTGTTTGTGTGACTCTGCCGTACTGGCTAATTGAATCCAATTCCTCTGTTTGAACTGCATCTTCTGCTGCACCATAAACAACAATCACATCATTGATAATGTCATTTCGGGATGTTGTTACGCTGATGCCATCTGCCAAAATAAAGTTTTTGGATATGTCCACAAAGCCATTTGCTGACACATAGTCTGCGCGTGCATCTTGATCCTGGTAACCAATTCCACCGGATGTTGTTTCATAAATATAACCTGATCCTGAATCTGCAACAATCTGAACATAATTCAAAGCATTCAATGGTTCTGGTGTTGCAAGTGAACTGAACAGATCATATGTGCCAGGTGTATCAATTGATGAAATATCAACACCAAGCAATGAATCCCAAGTCTCAGTTGTGTAATCAGTCCAAACTTGTGTTGCAGGTAATTCATTCCATTTAAGGCCAAAAGTGTCAGTGATAACAGATACAATCCTGTCACCATCTTTTTGCTCAGCATAACCAACCAGGTTTGCTTCTTTGGCTGCAAGTTCTGATAACCCACCAGATGCACTGATCTGTGTGATAAATGTGTTTGTTGTGCCAGCATCAAGCACTGAAACTGAAACATCTGTAACCAAGCCTGTGAAGATTGTTGTATCAACACCTGTGAAATTATCTAATGTAACTTGTATTGTGTCAAAGATTTCAACATCTGTGTAAGGCAAATTTAAGAAATCAATTGTGGCAAATCCTGCTGCTGATTGTTGTTGCACATTGTCTCGACCCATGCTGATTTGCACACCCTCAAGTGTGTAGTTTGTTACAGCTGTGCCGTTGATTTTAACTGTGGCGTTTGGTGACCAAGGCATGATTATCTGCCTGGAATCATTGGCTTAACAAATTTGTTAACTGTGCCAGCCTTTGCAGCATTGTTGATTGATTTAACAACTCTGTTTGCTTGGGCTTTGTCACCAGTTGCACCAAAGTTATTGAAAATGTTAACTGAGTTAAGTGCTTGTTGAGGAGTTCCAAAAGCCAGATTGCCCACAGCTCTAACTGGTGCTGTAGAAATATCAATCAATGCACCACCAACGGCTGAGTTTTTAAATCTGTCATAAGCATCTGTGGCTTGCTCAGTTTTTTCAACAAGTTTAGTCATCAAATCAAGTAATTTAACTAATGAACTTTCACCTGTAGCAGGATCAATGTTTAACAATTTAGTAATAGAATCAGCCAAATTCCTTAATTCTTCACCAAGCAAATACGCTGAACCCTCGGTTGAATCCATGTCATAACCAAAAGTCACAGCACCTGTTCCAGCATCATAAAAGGCTTTAGTCAACCCTTGTTTGCCAGTCCTGGTAAATCCATCAACCAGTCCTTTAATAGCATCAGACATTGGCCCGGCCATAAATGTTGCAACCTTTTCCAATACAGGGAATAAAGCAAAGCCTAATTGTTCTTTGGCTTCACTGACTGTAATTTTAATACGTTCCATACGACCAGCAAAAGTTTCAGCTGCAATAGCTGCTTGACCACCAAAGTTAGCATTTAACTGTTTAACAATTTCATCAAATGATACGTTTTCTTCTTTTGTAACTTTAACAACTTTGCCTTGCTTAGCAACACTGTCACTGTATTTGTCAGATGCACTAGCAGCAGCCAATTGTGCTTTTTCCAAAGCATTTTGTGCTTTTTGAACATCCAAAGAATCTGATTTAGCATTGTTCAATACTTTAGTTAATCGTTCTTGAGCTGATGCAACACGCAAGGCAGCAGACTCATTGTTCAGTTCTTGTTTTGCCAAATCTTCTTTTGATACTTTTAAAGTCTTTGTTGAAGTTGTGGTCGTTTTAAGTTCAACACCAAGATTTTTTAATGCTTTGAAATTGCCATCATAGGCTTTGGCCAATATGTTTGAAACTTCTTCAAGTGATTTGCCACTACCGGCAGCGACATCTAGTGCAAGTTTTTGTAATTGTTGTGCTTTGGCTAAATCATTAGTTGAGGTTAAAAGTCTTTGTAGTGATGGTCTTAATTGATCATCTGCAACACCAGTGGCTCTTTGGGTAGCATCAATATAATCTTCTGTGGCTGCAATCTGTTCATCGGTTGCTTTTGTTGTATTGCGTAAAGTTTGAGCCAGGGATGCTTGGGCTTTTTCATCTTCAATGGCTGCTTTAACAGCTGAAACACCAATAGCAAAAGCTGCTGTTCCAACAGCTGTGGCAAGTCCTAAAAATGCTTTTGCTGCGTTAGCAACAACCTTGTCAACCTTGTTTGTAAAGTTTTGTGTGTCATCTTGGGCTTTGTTTAAGCCTGTGCTGAATTGCGCTGTGTCTGCAAGTAATTGCAGTTTCAGGGTTCTAATGTCTGCCATTTTAAATCCTTTCGCGCCATTCTCGTCTTATTCTATCAACTTCATCAACCCATCGTTTGGTTATATAAGGTTGCAATGCTTTGAGTGTTGGGAAGATAAAGTAACCTGCGTTACCTCTGCCCTCGCGTGGTGATCTTGGTTGGAATTGTTTGTACCCGGTGTACTGGCCAGATTTTCTTTTGCGTGGTCTATTTTGGTAAGCACCAAATTCAACACCAAGTGCGATTTCACCAACTGGTGTTCCATTTGCAAGTTTTGGATTATCTCCACCAATGCTGATAACTGGCCCTCGTTTGTAACTGTTTGAAACTTTAATTGATCTTGCAAGTGCTTGCCCTTGAGGTGTTGATTGCAATGCTGAGCCAATAGAAGATGCAGCATCATTTGCAATGTCTCTTGCTGTTTTTTTCATATCTTGTTTAGCAATATCATCCATGTTTTTAAAAGTTTTTAAAATGGCTTTGATATCGTTGTCAGCAATTTTGATTTCAAAAGGTCTAGCTGCCATGATATCTATTCACCACATCTGCAATTGTTGATACCTGCTCGGCCGAAAGCGTTTTGAACTCTGACAATGGCTGGCGCGAAACAATTGCCAGTTCTATCAAAGTGCGTTCTATGCTTCCGGCTGTGTAAAATTTGTTGTTGCAAAGTCCTTTGAATTGATGTGAACAACTTGTGATCGCCAATCTTCAAACTTGCCAACTGGCTTGTCACTGATTCGCTTTTGCATTTGGTATGCGAGCCAGAATTGTTGTTCGATGCTTGGTGGCAATTCTCGTTTAAACAATTCAAGAAAAGTTGTTTCAGTTTCTTTTTCAGCTTGTGCGATTTCCCATGGAATAGTCCACTCTTCGTAAGACTTTCCATTTGCAAGCGTCCATTCTATTTGTATTTTAAACATTTAAGGTGACCCCTGTCGGTAGGTTAAGCTATTGCTACTGCGCGAATTGGCATTGATACGGAAACAGTTAATGCGTCCGGTGCAGCGCCACCAAAATCTGGTCGCTTTGGCAAAACACTTAGTGTCATTGTTTTGCTGTTGATTTGGATTGTAACAGTTTTTAATGTGGTTGGTGCTGTATCAGCATCGCCCCAAATGTCATCACATACTGAGCCTGCTGCGCCCCAGTCTTGTAATAGTTCTACTGTTAGTGTTCCAACTTCTTTGTCAACTACATAATCAACTAATCCATTCAAGGTTTGAACAGTTGAGTTTGGATCATCTAGTGTAACAGTTGCACTGATTATTTGGTCGTCATAATTCACAGAGTCATATGTGAATGCAATGGATCTACCAGTAATTACTGTGCTTGGCATATATTTCCTTTCTTATGGATTGTAGATTGTAGTTATTGACACTTCAACCGAATAAACATCACTGGTATTCGCTTGTCGTGTCCTTGGGCTCGAAACGGATTGTATCTGCCAAGATTGTGGAATCAATGGTAAAACAGTTTCAACCATTGTTTCGAGTTGTACTAAAGCACCAGGGTTTGTATTAGGTGCTGCAACTAATTCAAGTAAATATCTCACTCGCCATGCTTTGTTGTTTCCAATTGTAACTGGTTCTAGCCATGGATCAGCTGACAAAATCATGATGCTTGGTGTAGTTACAAATTCTGCACCAAAATCAACAACTGAATAAACGCTGTTTGATGTGATTGCTGTTTTAAGTCCTGCGCGTAATGTTGCTAATGTCATCCTATTAACGCCTCAACATCAATGTAAGCGCCAAGCATTCCAACAATTCTGTTTTGGATAGTGCGTCCAAGTATGTAAGGTTGTGGAACAAAATCCAATCCTTGCTGAACTGATCCTGCTGATGTGCGTGCTTTGAATACATCTAATGAAACTGTTAGCACTGCTGATTCAACTGGTGCAACATCTGCGTATTGTGACAGACCATTTACTGTAACTAAGCCATTTGGGATAATATTTCGCCAATCGTGTTCAGTTGCACCTGCTGTTGTAATTTTGAAAGTAAATTCATCAACAATTTCAGATACTGTTTTTGATCCATTATGTCCAGTAACACCGGTGATTGTGACTACTTGTGTTGCGTAAAGTTTGTGGGGTTTTGTTGAATGCAAAACTGTTGAAGTTGCATTCTCTGTGTAATGTTTATCAATTGGTGCGTTCCATTGAACTAAAAGATTGCCAACAACTGATTCTGCTGTATCAATTATTTCATCAAGAATTGCATCTGAATACAAAGTTGAACTGACTCCATTTAATGCTGCGCGCAGTTCTGATGCTGTGATGATTGATGGCATGTCTTACCTTTCGTGTGTGGTGTTACCTGGCAGGACAGGGGTCTAACCTGCCAGGCAACTCTTTGGTCG